CAAAGGTTTTTATCATCCGTTTCTGACAGTCGATATCGGAATAATCCATGTTCCCAAACTGATTCATGAAGAAAAGGATATGCTCTTTCTTCAGCCCCAGATTTTCTTTCAGCTTTGCCGCCGCCAGAGCAGATTTCAGTTCCGACTTCTGTTCTTCCAACTCATCCAGCCGTTCCTTGGTGCTGGCATTGAAGATGCCGGCCTCGATAGCACGTAACAGATTACTGATAGATTTCTCGGTTTCGTTCAGTGCCTTTTGTAGAGATTTAGTGTAGGAAGTATCGGTGTTCTGTGCCAGATAATACTGATAGGTGCTCTCCGCAATGAACTCCATCAGGTCCATATCCTGCACTAGCTTAATGACATATTCCAGAACAAGATTCTCAATCCAAAGCTGCCGCACCGCTTTCTTGGTACACAGCTTTTTCTTTTGGGCCGTGCAGACATAGTAATGATGCGCTGTTCCGGTCTTACTGGTCCCGCTGCATCCGGTCATTGGAGCTCCGCATTTGCCACAGAACAGCTTTTCCGTAAGCAAGTACTCAACAACCGCCTTTTTCCGTCCAGCGGTCCGCTGATTGCGCCGCATCATTTCCTGCACCTTATTAAAGGTCTCCAAATCAACTATAGCGGGAATCGCGTTCTCCAGACTAAGTTCGTTTTTGTAGGAGTACACACCGATATATTTTTTATTCTTCAGCAGACGGATCATGCTCTTAGCAGAGAATTCATTTCCCCGTTGGTTCCGCAGACCTCTTGCATTTACCTCATTGGCAATCTCCGTAACGGATTTTCCCTCGGCATACAGATCGAAAATCAGCTTGACAGTAGGCGCGTGTTTCGGATCGATAACAAAGTTCTTGTTCTCATCGATGGCATAGCCCAACGGCGGTATTCCGCCGGTGGCTTGCGCTTTCTGTGCGCTGGCTCGCATACCTCTGCGGACATTCTGGGAAAGCTGCTCGGAATAGTAGGCGGCCATGCCTTCAATGACGGCTTCCAGAATGATACCCTCCGGGGTATCCGGGATGGCTTCGGCCACATAGTAGATTTTGACACCGTTTTTCTTCAGGTGATATTTGTTGAGAGCGATCTCCTCTTTGTTTCGTCCGATTCGGTCGGTCTTCCAGACGATGAGTGCGTCGAATGCGTGTTTTGCCGCGTCGGCAAGCATAAGCTGAAACTGTTCTCTGTTGTCGTTTCGCCCGGTCTGCGCGCGGTCTGCATAAACCTTAACAATGGTCAGTCCATGGGCAGCGGCGAAGCGTTCGGCTTCGGCGACCTGACCCTCGATGGACTGCTCACCCTGTCTATGGCTGGAAAAACGGGCATACACAACAGCGTTCACTATTTCTCCTCCTTCAGCAGTTCAAGCTTCAGAGCCATCCGGGCCATGTTTTGATCACGAAAATCTGCTTTGTCATATGCCCGGGCAACCTCATAGGCTCCGGCGGATACCTCCGGAGGGGTATATTCTTCCTCGTCAAGCCATACAGCCAGTGGAACATTCAGTGTCTCAGAAAGCTGCAATGCCAGATCCAGTGGTGCGACCTTCATTTGTCGAGTGATGATGGTTCGTACCTGCCTGTCCGTCAACCCGGTCACCCTTACGATACCGGGGATGTTCAAGCCTCTTTCTTCTGTCACATCTATGAAGATCTTGTAAAAAGGTTTCTTCTTTTTCTTGCGTGTCCAGAACATAGTGGAAATTGCTTCTGCTTCTTCATCACCTAACAGATAGTCTGCGGATACGCTCAGCTTCTCTGCATATTTACGGACAACCTCGATTCTGGGGGAACGGTCTTCCCGTTCGTACCGGCTGAGAATTTGCTTGGATGTGCCCAGTATCTTTGCGAATTCATCCTGAGTCATACCGCGTTCCTTGCGAATTTGACGCAGCCGCTTTCCGAATGTCGTGTATTCCACCTTAATATCCTGCAGGCTTTCACTGATGGCCTGCTCTTTTTCTTCCATACTCATTCTACTTAAACTCCTTGTTTGGTATCGGTATCCGTATTATAGCAGATGAAATCATGTTTTGCAAGC